GCATGATCTGATTGCAGACATTGCAGGTGTGCCCAGCAAGTATCAAGTAGTCAAAGGTGCTATGAGTGCTATTGGACTCTACTGCAAGCTGTTCAACTATGCAGACAAAGACAATGTACTTGTGTTTGATGACTGTGACAGCGTGTTCTCAGATGAACTTAGTCTTAACATTCTTAAGGCGGCACTAGACAGCAAGAAGAACAGAACCATCCATTGGAACACTGATAGCTTCAAGTTGCGCAACGAAGGTGTGCCAGACAGCTTCACATTCAAAGGCAGTGCGATCTTTATTACAAACATCAAGTTTGATAACGTTAAGAGCAAGAAGATGCGTGATCACCTTACAGCACTAGAGAGTCGTTGCCATTACATTGATCTAACTATTGATACGGACAGAGAGAAAATGTTACGTATAAAGCAGATCACCAATGATGGTATGCTGGACAGCTACAAGCTGGATGACGAAGTTGTACAAGACATTGTGGACTTCATTGATATTAACAAGACCAAGCTGCGTGAACTGTCATTGCGTACAGTACTAAAGGTAGCAGACTTAGCCAAAGCATTTCCTACCAAGTGGGAAGCAATGGCAGAGAATACTGTAATGAGTCGAGCATAATGTTGCTCCTCATACACAGTCGGACTGTGACGGGTGCCCTCCCCAAGCAGTCCATTAAGGCAAGTGGACCGCCCTCATCCACTTGGCTAGGTGCGGAGCAGATTTTAGCGTAGCCCTCACGCTCTGCAAGCACCGGGAAGAACCTCGCAACATGCGGGGTTTTTCTTTGACTTTTTTTCATTTAAGGGGTTGACAACTCTCTCGTTTGAGCTTATAATAGTTATATAAACAAATAAGGTGAGGGCCTAAACAATATGAAAAACTTTACAATAACAGTGATACACGCAAGTTTCCTAGAAGAGGGAGAAAGCCCAAGAGCAGTAGCAAAGGTTACTACCTCAGGACTAGACCTGTTCCAAGCAACAGAGTATGCCTACAGATACACCAACAACCTAGACGGTAGCTGGAGCATGAAGTTGGGCGAAGATGCCAACGATGACGTAGAAGTGATAGCACCACTGATCAGCCACAATGGTAACACCTACGGATTGAGATCAACCAGCGTAGGCGATGTGATGATTGTAGACGACGGTCTAGGCTTTGTTGACTACTTTAAGGTAGCAGGCTTTGGCTTTGAACCATGTGATGCTATTGACTATGAAACAGTTGATGCAACTACTCCTGAGGTATTAGCGTAATGCTAGTACCTGAGTACAAGATGGTAGAGTGTGCAGAGTGTTGTGGTGAAGGCTACGACCTCGACACACTGTATTGGGGAGATGAATACTGTGATGAAGGTACTGAAGTAGACTGTTCAGTATGTGGAGGGGACGGGGTAGTTCCAGAAGAAATTGAGCAGAAAGAGGTTGACAGCATAGCACATTGAGGCTATACTGTATACATAACTTAAACAAAAGGGCAAACAATATGACATATTCAACAGCAACACAAACAGCAGCAATAGTAGCTAATGATCCTAAACTATACACAGTGTTAGATCTACAGACTATAATGGCAGAGGCTAAAGCTTCAGCAGCTATTGCGGCACAGAGCTACCTAGATGATTGGAACGCAAGCACAGGTGGCAACCAATATGGTGAGCCAATGTACTGTGGCTTTGCATGGGTAAACATATACGGTGTTAAGGGCAACACCAAGCTAGGTCGTGCTATGAAGCAGGCGGGTTACACTAAAGACTACACAGGTGCGTATCAGATATACAACCCAGCAGGCTATGGCGGACAGAGCATGGACGTTAAGGAAGCTGGTGCTAGAGCAGCTGCACTAGTGTTTGAACAGTACGGCTTTAAGGCTTACATGGGCAGTAGAGCTGACTAATACAGCAGGCTAGGCTGATGGGAGGACTGTGTAGGACACGCTCCCCGACTAGTACAACGTAGCATGTAGTCTACAACACACTAGACAGCTAGTGTTACGTGAACATAGAAAGAACTTAGTGTGGGGAAAGGGCAATCGGAAACGGTTGCTTTTTTTTGATTTCATTTTCGAAAAAAAAATAATTTTCTTGAGGGGGGTCGGGGCTTATAAACTGTAGTAATAACAACAACTTACAAAGCCTTAAGCAGTAGAAATCACCACCTCACTTCTGTAAGTACTTCACCTAAATTTTTCGTAGCGCAGCTTTTTTGACCTCAAATACCCATTCGTGGACACAGTGTATACACTGCTTCTAGTGTAGATCTAAGGATGGCTTAATTTTTTTTGCACACAGTTTTTATAGAACCTGTCGACCCATTTCGGTCATTACTGTTCTTACTACGCTACGAGCCTTCCATATATTCATTTGTGGAAACTCTTTCTGTACATAGTTCTCTAGCATACGCTGTGTAACCATCTTGCCTGCGGGTTCATTCAATTTAGCACGTATAGCAGCTATTACTGTTTTATCATTTGTAAACATTGTCATATACATACTTACCTCACACACAGCGAGCGACGGAGTCTAAGCGAGTTGTCAGACTTTAGGCTGTACACACTAAGGAGTATAAGTAATTGTATGTATACGCTAACACTAGAATACGACTCAGCTACTACCAGTTTAATGCAGGATGTAAACACATTTACGTTTGCTACAGATCTAATGTTACGCGGTGTGTATACAGATCAACCAAACGACAACACACTGTTGTTTACTACTGAGTCAGACCTACACTACGCACTACTAGCATACAAAGGTACAGCACGATTAGCGTGGGAACTAGTCTAGAGTTTACATTTAAGACTCATCAAATAGTTAATCATAGTTTACGGGCTATTGTGTAGCTATGCATCTAGTCTGTCGTTATGGTTAGGCTAGAACTCGCATACTGTAGAGGATGCTAGAGCATTATACTAGATGGTAAAAATTTTGCTTAAAACGCTTCGCGCTTTGTCCGAAATCTGCGTTAACCGCTTTGCGGCTGTGGGGGCTTCCGACCTTCCAGGCTTGCTAAATAACTGCATGAGGCTGTTACTAATGTGTTGGTTCGTGTGTGCTACCACAGCATGGGCAGACAATCTAGACACGGATCCTTTGGCACATGATCCAGTACCAAGGGCTCTACCACAAGATCCAAAACCCCACATACCCCCAATTGATGTTAGAATTGAACTGGCTCGACTGAACCCACAGTATGTACTATCACATGGTTTGGATATACAACAGATTCAAAAGGATGGAGTTCTCATACAAGACTATCAAATAGCTGAGCGCAACCGCAATCCTTTTTATGGACTAAATTTTAAAGAACCTCTAGAACCTAGACACATCAGTTTGTTTGTGCTGATGAATCTACTGGATGTGTATACCACAATGGAAGGTTCAAGTTATCCTTGTGTAGTAGAAGTAAACCCTTTACTGCCTCACAAGCCCAGTCTAGAAGAACTGTTGTTGCTAAAGAGTCTTGTGGGTTGGCTGTTATTGGATCACAATCTAGATGGCGCAATAGATGCAGATGTAGATCTAATAGAAGCAAACACATACGTAACTGGCATAGCAGTTGCTAATAACTATGATGTGATTGATCGTGCTATGCAGACATGTCCTAGATAAATACAGTATGAGCAAAACATTTACATCCAGTCAATCAGAAATTCGTCCTAATACCAACTGGGGTGTTAACATAACTATAGATGATACCAGCAAAAGAGGCACAGTAGAAATAAAATCTACGCCACCCAGCAGTAGAGATCCACAAAAAGATATAGTTAAGAAATAGTTCCGAACTTCATAACCAACAACACTCTAGGTCGTTTGGCCACAGGAGCTTCGGCTCTGTGTCGTTGACTGCCATCAAACACATACAATTGGTTCTTGGCAAAGTCAATTCGACGTGTTCCTCCAGGAGTATCAAACACAAATTCACCACCACCGGGTGTGGCGGCTGTGTATACAGCAGTTATTTCACCACCGTCTTGATGCCATTCAATGTCTTGTCCAGGATGTTGTACAGTAAGATGAGCCCGCTCACAGTTTAGTTGTGTGGCTTGTATATTAGGAAAGTCTGCACATTCCTCTATTGTTTCCATTGCTTTAATAACTAGAAACTTGATCATTTCATTGTTAGGATCAAAGTCTGTTGAATAAAATATTTGACTGTCAGTTTCTTGATTGTCATTGCGACCATATATAGTCTTGGGTGCATTAGTACTGTCAGCATACTCTATATAGTAGTGTGGAGTTTTATAAGTGAAGTGTCTTTCTAGAAAGCGTACTAGGTCCTCATCGCCTAGCCATTTGTCGTATGTTATTACCATGATGTTTCCTTTTTATATTCCTTTAACAGGCATGCCCTAGGATATTTAAGTGCGAACCATGTGCTTTGTTTTGAGTCTTCAATGTCCACATAGATATCACAACGGCAGAAGATGTCGCTGGGCAGTGTTTGTGAGTTTGATCTTGAGTATACAAGTTCAAAGCCTGTTTGATTACACTGTAAGAATAGTTCATCACCTAGTTCTTGCCGTACCCATATGTGTTCCATAGGCTGTTCTGCATGGGTCCATTTGTATTCACACTGTCCTAACAAGTACCTCAAATATCATCACCGGGCAAATTGTTTATGAAACTTCTCAATGCTGTTGAGTCAGCTTCTGCTTTTATCTTAGGCACTGGAGTTCCATCGCCTGGGTCTTGTGTATTTGTACTAGTGTTCGAACGCTTGAGTGTGTTTACAATACTGCTAGTACTCTTGTTTGTACCAAAGCTGTTTGTATCATCATCGTCCTCATCTAGATCTATAATACGTAGTGTGTCTACATCAAAGCCTAGATCAATCTTTTGTCCTACGCCACCACTGTTACGTGTCTTCATTAACTGTAACTGGTAACGTCCACGTTCACGCATTGCTCTACTAGTAAAGATACCAAGCACGTTATCTGCTGTTTGAATCTTACTAAGTCCACCTGATATGTGCGAGTGATCAAATTCAATCTCTTCAACAGCCCCTCTATTCAACTGTGCCGCTGTAACAAATACTGTGTTCAATTCCATTGCTAGGTTACGTAGCTCTTCCGATACATACTTGTCTTTGATATACAAGTTCTCTGCACTAACCTTTGCACCATTAGGCATAAGCAAGTCTAAGTAGTCAATTAATAATACGTCAATCTTCTTGCCTGTTTTAATTTCAAATTCTTTGATATAACTTCTTACATCATTAGGCGTCTTGCCACTTGGCATATACTTAACTTGGAATGCACCCGACTTCTTGCCGATCATCTTAACCTTCATCTCAATGTCGTCAATATTCTTAAACACATCTCTACTAGGTATGCCAGTAATCATACTGTCTACTCTCATACTGACCAATGCTTCACTAAGCTCTAGTGTCAAGTATAAAACGTTCATGCCTGCTTCTGCCCAGTTAACTCCTAGGTTAGCCAAGAACAAACTCTTACCTGCACCCGAACCACCTGCAAATATATTCAGTTCGCCTCTGTTGAACCCACCGAACAATTTCTTATCAATTGCTTGCCAGCCTGTGCTTACCTGTCCGTTTGCACTCTTAATGCCTTCTAGTCTTGCTCTTGGGTCAGCAAAGTAGTTTGTACCTAAGTCTTTTTGTAGGCCTATCTGTACAGCCTTCTTAACAATGTCTTCACACTGTCCATACTCTCCGCTTTCAAGTAAGTCAGCACTCTTTAGGATTGCCGCTTCTAGTGCCTTGTGTTTACTAAACGTTTCAAACTCTGCTAGTAGCCAATCATAATGACTTTCATTTAAGTCACCTG